CCCCGTAGGTTGATGGGTCAACAGGATTATTTTTGCCCTTGCGTACTTCATAGTGAAGATGTGGACCAGTTGCTTTACCTGACTTACCTACTTTACCAATTGGCTGGTCTTTGCGAACTAAATCTCCAGGTGAAACCATCTTGTTGCTTAAATGTGCATAGAGAGTTTGGTACCCATCATTGTGAGTAATAAGAACGGCGTTACCGTAATCAGCGCTGATAGATTCGTTAGATACAACTCCATCGCCCTTTGAGTAAACAGGCGTACCTTCTTTTGCAGGATAATCTGTACCTAAGTGATTGCCGCCAGTTGATGACCATAGGTCACCCTTATCCATCCAGTTAGCGCTAGAACCATTAGGAGTTCCCCCACCTTTTGCCCCTGTATTTGCGCCAAAAGAACCGCCATATCCTGGAGTACCACCTCCCAACATTTGTCCGCCTGTTGACATTGCTATTCCTGCTGCAGTAAGACCAAGACTTGCTCCCCCAGTAAATGGGGTGCCTACAATTCCTGCTAAAGTCATTGCTCCGCCAAGAAGTTTCATTCCTCCACTAACTAAGGATTTACCACCTTTACCTACGTTAGTTCCACTCACCCCATCCATATAAGCTGTAAACTTTGCAAGACCAGCAATTGCACCACCCATAGTGCGATTAAAAGCTTCTACCGTTGCAGCAGCACCTGCAAGACCTGTAAGAGTATTTTTTTCAGATTTCATTTGAATACCTGTTTGAGAAGCATTTATGCGAAAAGCAGCATCTAAAGGACTTTCGTTTCCTTTACCACCACTTTTTGAATTTTTTGAAGCAAGGTCTGGATTTTTACCACTTGCTTTATCTACCATTGCTTGAACAATAATCTGTTGTTGGTCTGGACTAAGTCCAAGCCCTTCAAGGATTGGTTGGAGATTTCCCTTTAAATAAGATTCGTTAATTCCTTTAGCAGTAAACTTTTGCCCTGAACCAAATGTCTGCATAATTTGAGTAGCAATGTTTCCAGCGCTTTTGTATGTGCCGTTAGGATTCATTGTAGTGATTCCGTATTGATACGCATTGGCAGCAAACTTACCACTTTGCAAACCAGCGATAGCAGAAGCAGCTTGCTGATTTCCCATACCTAAGTAATTGGCAGCACCACCAACTTGAGCTGCAGCACTTAAATAGTTTTTGCTTCCAACAGTATAACCAGAAGCAGCAAGGGTTCCTGCAACAATTGCATCACCACCAACTTCAGTAATTCCACCTCTTAGTGCTTTAAAAGTTGCTGCTTCCACACCTTTGCGGGATAAACCTGGTGCACGAAGAGTTGCTTGATAATAACTAGCGGCACGATTAACAATGCCAGAAGTATCCATACCAAACTTAAATGTTGAAGAATCCAGTTGCACAGCACCTTCACCAATTGCTCCAGCAGCTGACATTGCCGCATTTGCTTGCATCATTTCAGATGCACCCATAAAATTAGCTGTGCTAAAACGGTTAGACGTAAAACGTGCCATTCCTGCATTTAAGAAGTCAGTTGACCCACCTCGTCTACGACCGCCCGCATCTGGCATATTGCCAAATGAGGAAGACATAGTGTTACCAGTTTGACTTTCTCCTAAAGCAAGTTGTCCGCCATGACCTGTAACGCCTTTGACGTTAGTCATGGCGGTTTTTGCGTCTGTAGAAAGCCCTTTAACTTCTTTACGAAGTTCTTTAACTTGTTTAATTAAGGCGCCGACATCAGTCGTTAACGACTTCATGTTGCCGATAATGCTCATGTCATTCCTTTCTAGTTACAAACTGGCTTAGTTCAATCCAGTTCTGTCGTTCTCTCCAAGCTAGTTGTTGAATCTCAGTTAAAGTCCAACTTGGGTATTTCTCAATCAATACTTTCCACTCAGTTAGCAACTGGTGATACGGCATTAACTTAGAAGCGAAATAAGGCACCTAAACTAATAGGAACCTTTACCTCACTTTCGCAATCAGGGCATGTGACTGTTAGAGCGTCAAATTGAGGTCCTACAACACGTTTGTTGATTTCGTCAATAACTGCTCTACGGTCTGCAATACCCATATTGTGAATTTGAAGTTTACTTATTACAGGAGCATTACCAATCTTTATGACTGTATTCTCCAATAGAATTGTGTTTAGTTCTGCAGATGTTTTATCAGCATTTGAAATAAGTTCTTTTTGCGCTAAGCCTGTAGGCATTTTTACTGTGTATTCTTGAGACTTTCCCATTACCGTAAAAACACGGTCGTTTACTGGGTCTGTCATTACCTTGACTTTAATGTCTGCATTTAAGTCCACAGTAACTGTTTTAAAATCTTCGCAAGTTTCGCAATAAGCAGGAAGTTCTGCTTCGTTGCCAAATGTCATCTTTAAAATGCCTAGAAGCAAAGTGTCTCTGTCACCTGATAGAAGGCGGTCTAAAAGAGCTTCATCAGCTTTTTCGTCACCGACCTTTACAGTTCCACGGTTCAAGATTGCTAATAGTGCCTTCCCTGTTGTTGCAGAGCGAGCAATTGCTTCTTCGTCTTTACCGTTCAGCTCTCGTACTTCAGCTGTGGTAATGACCTCCCCAGCGGCGTTTAAATAGCCGCCAGGGAGAGTCACTATGTTGTCCAAAGGAGGAAGTATCTTTGCTTCTCTTTGTTCTGGCTTCTCAGCCAAAACGTCATTAAGGATATTGTTTGCCATTGCGGGATTAGCCGCTGCATTAATTGTGTTCGTCATTTTAGTCCTTTGTTAGAATGCTGCTGCTGATGTAGTTAGGTCTGCTGCCCAGTTGATTTCAAAACCTTCGTGAACAAGTGTCATTTGCTCTACGTATAGAGCGTTATCACCTGCGTTTAGGTCTGAGTAAGCAACTGTAGTAGGCCATGCGTTGTAAACCTTAAAACGCATAGCTGTGTGGTCCTGTGTACGTGCGTCGTTAGTTGTTTCAGTTTGGTTGATTGAGCCTGGAATTGGATGTGATAGCACCTGAATTTCCAAGTCACAACGGAAGTTCTGGTCAACCTTACGAGTTGAACCAGCGCCTGAAACTGTTACGAACAAGTTTTTCATCCAGTCCCAGTTTTGACGTGTTCCTAAAATTACACCACGTTGTAGTGTAAGTGGAGTAAACGATGTTTGACCAGGAATCTGGTGAACAGTCGTGTTGTATCCACCTTCACGGTAAGGGATAGAATCTGTTGTTACAGCCAATCCTGATACCGAAGTGAACCCAAGAGTCACATTGTTGAGGCCCTTTAGAGCCACAGCGTTTGTGTCTTGTGGTTGAAACGTAACTAGAAATCTAAAGTTACGTAATGGGTCAGTCGCTAACGTTGAGCGATTGTTAATTGTTGCCATCAGTTATTTCTCCTTTGGTCCTAGGCAATTGTCTTTTGACTTAGGTCAATGACGATGAATTCAGCAGGATACTGCAGAGCCACACCGACCTGGATGTGAACTTCACCATTTGCGATTGCTTGTGCTGTGTTGTTTTCTGCATCGCACTTGATGAAGAACGCTTGTGCAGCACTTGCTCCACGTAGACCGCCCTGATTACGGTATTGGTCTAGGAACAATGTCAATGAAGAACGAATCTGTGCCCATAGGCGCTCATCGTTATTTTCAAAGATTGCAAACTCTGTAAGGTTCTTAAGGTTCTTACGGATGTAGTTAAGCGAACGGCGCATGTTGACATACTTGTCAGCAGTTCCGTTTTGCTTCAGTGTGCGAGCACCCATTACAGAAAGCCCAGCGCCAGGAATCTGACGGATTGGGTTAATTGGTGAAGTGCTTGCGTTCATTGCATCCAGTTCTGCTGATGTAAATGATTTTTCTACACCAACAATGCCTTGTACAGGAGTTGCAATACCTGCAGGAGCCTTGAATACACCACGGCTTGAATCTACTGATAGGTAGAGACCAGCAACAGCGCCTGATGGACCAATTTTACGAAGGGCACCACTTCCACGACCGACTGGGTCAGAGATAAAGACGTGTGGGTAATAAACAGCGATTGCAGCTGAGTCTGTTAGAGCACCAGCAAAAGCAATTGCGTTTGCAACGGTGTCTTCTCCAGCAGTTGTAATCTTTGCAGGAGTTTCAGCAACAACGAATGAGTCGTTTGTTTCAGCCCAACCAGAGGCTGCATCGTAGACTGTGTCTACATCTGCGCTCAAAGTTGTGTTAATCATTGGTGTAAAAACAACCAACGCACGGTTCAATGAAGTAAAGCCTTCAAATACTGAGTTGCTAGTTCCTTTGTAGTTTGTGTAATCAGCAGCAACTACAGTTGTTCCATTGTTTCCATTTGTTAATGGATAAGTAGCAGAGACTGGAGCTCCTCCAGCACTACCTGACACGGTGATGTAAGAAGAGATGTTGTTGATTACTGTTTCAGCATAATCGCTTGAACTTTCATCAGCAAAAGTCACGTTCTCATAACGTTCTAAAAGAATATCGTCTTCAATAATTCCTGCTACGCCAGACTCTTTGTAGACAGCAAGAGTGTAAGTAGAAGCAACAGAACCTGCAGTTACCACGACACGAAGATTGTTACCATCACTTCCAGCATTCTTAGAAGTAATTGTTGCTACTGTTGCGCTTCCTGATGTAAGGAGGTCAACTGCTGCAGACTCTGCATCTGAATGTAGAACACGCTTTACGAATAGCTCACGACCACCAATAGAGAAGTATGAACCTACTCCAAAGGTAGCTGGGTAGGCAGCGTTGTAGCCACCAAAATACTTGGTAAATTCATACCAAGAGTTGACAAGAGTTACTGTCTCTGGTCCTTGTGCGAAAGGTGCAACTACTGCACCAGCTGCATTAGCAGACACTCCTGTTGGAATGGTTGCTGGTAGTAAGCGTTCACTGATGTAAACACCTGGACGGCTATAAGCCATTGTTTTCTCCTAACTAGATTGGTTGGGGGTACCTTATGGTGCTTGTATAGTGTACGAAATTGGGGTGAACTGACCACGACCAATAACTTGGCTACCGCTGTCAGCTGGTCCCGTGACGGTGACTTGCAACGCTTTATACATCTTGTTGAACGTTTCTGGCGAAATCTCAGATGAGACTCGCACAGTTATTGCGTTTACGAACAAACGCTTTCCTTGTTCTGCAACATCTCGTTTAGAGATATCTAGAACATCTAAACGACGAACTGTATTGTCGTCAGTTTCCAATGTGGCAAACCGCAATGGAAGTTTCTTGTAAAGAAGTTGAGCTAAAATTTCACGGTCATGACGAGGTTGACGAGCATAAGCTGTAATTTGATAGTCAATGTTTACTGGGATAGGCATATTGATTTCCCAGTCATGTAAGTCTGGGTCATACGTTGTATCTGTCCCAATAGATGCTGGGTCTTCATAGTACGCAGGCTTTACTTTGCCACGCATTGCACGTTGAAAATCTTCAGCAATATCAATCATGTCAATAGTGATATATGGGTAAGACTGAGCACGGATTTCCTGGTCAGGTTGACCAAACCATACTCCGACTTTGCGAGTGGTCTCTTGAGTAGAAGCGGCTTTTTGGTCAGTTACAACCATATCCGCCAAAAGATTACGTAAGGCTTTATCTTCTGATAGTAGGAAGGTCATAGCGCTCCCAAGTGATGGTTAATGCGACCAAGCAAAAATTTCTCAGCTTCGTGAGTGCGATTTGCAGTACGGCGAACAGCAGCCGTAGGTTGAGTTTCTGGAGTTCCATACTCATAGTTATGAGCTATAGCTTTGTGTGAGTCATGGACGTGTGCTTCAAAGCCTTCTTCCCCGTATTTAACGTCCATCTTGCGAACGACATGGGAAGGCCACCCACTTGCGTGGGCTTCTGATTTAAGTTGGTGAGTCATCATACGAGATGCTTCGTGGCTTGCTTTTTCCAAGGCGCTGTGAAAAGAGTCAAATTCTTTCATAGTCCAACCACCATCTGGGTAGGTGAAGACAGCATGAATAAATCCCCTTATCAAGCGCAAGCAGTTGGTCTGCACAGGGTTCGCATGAACTCCCGATAAAGCAATGATAAAGAAAAAGCCCCACTTTCGTGGGGCTAAGTCTTACTTCTTTTTAGCTTTAATCTTCTTTGCCAAAGCTTTATCCATCTTTGAATCTTCTTTAGCTGATGGTTTCTTCTTATCCATCTTTTTGTCTTTCTTTTTAAACTCAAGCATTTGTGCTGGAGTCATGTTTTTCATAACTTTGGCATCTTGCTTGTTGTCTTTAGCTTTTGCACAAGTAGGGCAAGTACATTTGCATCCAGCTGCTGGTTTGCCTGGCTTACAGCCACAGCCGCACTTAGCGCACATTACTTCTTCTTCTTTCGTAGAGCTGCTAAGTCAGCAGCATCAATCTTCTTTGGGTCTCCAGCCTTACCAGCAATCTTCTTTTGCTTAGGTGATAGGCCTTTCTTAGCGGATTTTTTTCCGCAGCCACAGGTAGCGCACATACTATTTGCTCACTTTCTTTTTAGTTT